CCCTATGAAAGTTGCACTGCCATATAATCTATTTTGCTGGTGCGGAAAACATTTTGCACCACTAACCATGGGATGCCATTCTGGCGGATAATATTTTCTGCCGTGTTTGCATGCCCGGAAACCCAGCCCACGCCATCCAATTCACCCCAGATATTTGCCGGGCTTGTTTCCCGCAGGGCATAAGGGAAAATAGGGTAGCTTCCATCCAGCCCGGCGCGCAGATCCGTGCCCACTGAATAGTAAGGCACCCATAGGCCGCCGTATGGGTCAATATTGGTATCAAAATAGCTGTAGGCACTCCAAACGCCATCGGGCCTGCGCAGCCTGGCGCTATAGCTATCCGGCAGCGTGTCAGAATCCTTATGATTTGCCTTGCAGAATAAAGCTGCATTATCTTCTGTCACACTCCAGCGCCAGGCCGTGGAATCCTGCGCGGGCTCTGAATTGTAAGCCAGGCTGCCACCTATAAAAAGCGGGTATGGATGGCTATTTCCATCCATATAAGGCGTAATCAATCCCAGATAGGCCGCCATATAATATGTTGAATTTTTCACAATGATAATGCACCTGCGCCCGTTTGCAATAAACCAGTATGGGATATCTCCCACCCGCAGCAGTTGCATGAAAGGCCCTTTTGAAGTCATACAGCCACTTTGATGCCTAAAATCAAGCCCGGCATTGTATGAAGTAAAGCCATTCAGGCGCAGCCCGTCATAATCTCCGGTAACATCGCTTTTCCTGCGCGCCGCCACATAGATTTCACTCAAATCATCATTGCCCGGTGCCATCCAGCAACAATAATTTGCGTCAAGATTTTCCACTGTGCTGAATCGCTTCTGCACCCATGGCGCTGTGATAACAAATGTTATGGAATCGCCATTTACCCAGGCCACGCCGCCCACCTGCGCTGTGAAGCTGCAAACGCTGCAGGTGAATAGGGTGCCTGCAGTGCCGGTGCCCAGCGCGCCGGATACACTGCCAGCCACGGAAAAATCAGTGGCGCTTGAAAATGAAACCGTTATAGTTTCCAGCACGCTGGCTGCAGTTCCCAAAATATTTGCAAGTATTCCATTTCCTGTGGCAGCTGGCACCATATCAAGCGCATGCCCTTTGGTTAAAAATGCATCTAATTTTTCCAGCAAATCAATAGCGCTGCTTGCAGTGCCAATTTCATAACTCATATTATCCCCCTATTGCATTTTTCATTGCCTTCTGGTTAGCCTGGGCCGTGCGCACAAAAACCCGGCTGAATTCTGGCGAAGCTTCAATGCGTTTAAGCAGCAGGCCTTCATCCAATCCCAGCACGGCAGTAAGGCCTGCCATACTGCTGCCGCCTTGCCGGGCATCCACCAGGCCGCCATCGGCAAACCTGCTGCCACCCCTGCGCACCGTGCCCCTGGTTACATCAAGGCCGCGCACCATGCCCAAAATTGACGGGTCACCAGAATTTAATCTGGCCAGGAAGGAAAGCACGCCGGGCATTTTAACAATTTTGGCCCTGGTAACATGCTCATAATTGGAAAGGCGCGCCGGTATACTATCGCTGGTGCCACTTCCAGGCCCCAGCACCAGGCCGCCAGTTGCCACTGATACAGCGCCGCCGCCGCCACCTGCGCCGCCTGCGCCGCCACCTGCGCCGCCCAATAGGCCGCCCATCATTTTTTGTATTAACAAAGTGGCCAGCATTTGCGCTGCGATCTGCCGCAGGGATTGCACCACGCTTAGTGCCAGGCCGCGCATAGCATCGCCAAAGTTTTCAGCCTGGTCAATTCCGCTGGTCAAAAAGTTTGTTAAGTCTGAAGTCAGCGCGCCTTGTACGTCCTGTTTAAACGCTGCCATTCCCATGCCAGCTTTGTTTGTGGAATCCGCCAGGCCTTGCAGCTGGACCTGAAAGTCTGCCACGGCCTGGCGCTGTTCATCAGTTATGGCGCTGGCCTGCATGGCCGCTGCGATCTGCCATAAAATGGGCAGCCTTTCCAGTTCAAGCTGGCGCATTTCCTCTTCAGCCTGAAAAGTCATAGTCTGGCCACTTTCCACCCGGCGCTGGATTTCCTGCCGCGCCTTATCCAGATCCTGCAGCGCCTGCAGCCCTTTTTGTTTTTCAGCATTGAAGGCCGTTTCTTCTATTTTGCTTTGGAAGTCCTTTGCAGCTTGCACCTGTTCATCAGTTATGGCGCTGGCAGCCATAAGCCCTGCTATCTGCCGCAGTGTGGGCAGGCGCTGCGCTTCCAAGTTTGATATTTCCTGAAGCCTTTCATATTCGGAAAGCTGGCCCTGCTGTGCTTGCCGGTTAATATCTAGTTTTTCGTTGCCCAGGTTCCTGATTGCCTTTTCGCCATCATCCTGCAGTTTTGAAAAATCAATTTCCTGATTTCCAGCCTGGCGGAAAGCCTGCACGCGCTGCTGCCTTTGATCTGGTGCCATTCCCTGCTTTCTCAATAAATCATCCAGGGCCGCCGCCTGCGCTTCAATATCTGCCCGCGCCGCGCTGAATCTATCCGCCTGCACTTTCTGGATTTTCTTTTCAAACTCCAGGGCCTTTTGCTGCAGGTCTGCCATTTCCTTTGCACGGTCACTTTCCAGCGCTTTCAGCGTGGCTGCATTTTCCATCACCTTGCTTTGATATTCAGCAGTGGCGCGCACAATTTGCGCTTGCCTTTCATCCCTTATTTCATCCTTGCCCAGGGGTGCGCTTTGCAGTTTTTCTATTTTATCGTAAAGGGCTTTTTCTTCCTCGCGCGCCTGCTGCAGCGTTAATTTCATCCGGGCCTGGTAGTATTCTTCCAGTGAAGTTATTCCCTTTTCATACTTCTCTTTTTCCTCGGCTTCCAGCTGCTTTAATTCCGCGCCAGCCAGTTTTGCGCGGGCATCAATCTGTGCCTCTGATAAATCCAGGGCCGCCTTGCGCTGCTTTTCCTTTAGCCTTTCCATTTCCTTGGCCAGGCTTTCATTGTCGCTTTCATCCTTATCGCGTTTTAATTTCTTCAGCGGCTTTTCCTGTGAAGGCCCCCATAAAGCTTTTTGCGCGTTCTGAAATTTTGTATTAATCACTTCATCCAGTGCGCTTGAATCGCGGATGATATCCTGCTTGAATTGCTCCCAGCCTGCCTTAAATTTTCCTTTTAGGAAATTGCCAATTAATTCATAGCTGCGCTGGGCCAGGCTGGAAACCCTGCCCAGAATGAAGGCAATGTGAAGGCCAAGCCTAATGAATCCATCGGCCAATTGCTTTATTACCCAGCCCGCAAACTCACCCAGTTTTCTAAATCCGTCCACGCCATCACCCGTGGCAGCTTCCGCCACAGTTTCAAGTGCTGATGCAATCTCAGGGGCAAACCCAGCAGTGAATTGCGTGGCCATGCCCTGCGCTATGCTTTCCATGTCTGTGATGGCATCATTAGCACGCTGGGCCGCTGCGGCCAGATCCGTATCAATAACCAGGCCCAAACGCTGGGCCTTTTTCCTTAACTCTTCAAATCCTCCATTAGCCAAATCATCCACCAGCGGCAGCAGATCCGCGCCGGTTTTTCCAAAATAAGCCATGGCCGCGCCAGTGCGCTTTGCGCCAGGCTCAAGTTTCCCCAGGGCATCAATAATTTTTAGCAGCCTTTCATCCATCGGCATATTTTCTAGCGCCGTGGTGCTGCCTAATAAATTGGCTGTGGCTTGGCGCGCATCCTTTGCGCCTTTGTCGTAATCATCCATGGCCCTGGTGAATTTAATCATAGATTTTGCCAGGGTTTCCTGTTCTACATCAGCAGTGCGTGATGCAAAAGCCAAAGTTGACAGGGTTTCCACAGTAATGCCGGTTTTCTGATACAGTTTTCCAAGCCCGTCAGCGGTATCCAGGGCCGTTTTAGTCATTGCTGTCAAGCCCGTAATAATGCCCGCCACTGAAATTGCCGGTATTATGGCCTTCAGGCCGCCCAGTGAATTAACCAGGCTATTAATGCCGCCTGCGCCAGCGCCTGCAGACCTTTTTGCCTTATCTGATTCATCCTGCACGCGCTTGAATGCCGCTATTACTTCCGCTGTGCCTTCCGCGCTCAATCTCACCCGCACATCAGGTGCCTGGTTATTTGCCATCATTCACCCCTTAATCCTGCAGGATATCTGGCAGGCGTGGCGGCTTTTCCTTGCTTCCAGCCTGTGCCCTTATATTCCAGCTGATATATTCCACAATATAGCCCTGCTGCGCATCCTGCTTTAATTTTTCCTCGAAGGCCACCAGCGCTTCAGCCAGCGGCCACCTGAAAACATCCTGATATTTTTCTATTTTGAATTCAGCCAGGGTGCGCACCAGGTCACCCCATTGCCCAAAATCTTCTAAGAATTCGGCGCGCTGTTCTGCTTTTCGGGCTGCGCGCCGCTGCCTTCCATCGTCGCTTCCTTTGTTAAAGCATTTTGGGAAACATTCAAAAAGCGCAGCCCTTGCTGAAAAAAATCAGTTATCACTGCAATGATAATGGCTTGCACTTTTTCCTTATCCTTCACATCAGTAAGGTTTCCAAGCCATTGCGCTGTGGCTTCCGCCATTTCCGGGCACCAGTCCTTGTCTTTTTTTTCCTCTGGAATTATCAGGCCGCCAAGCAGCTGCAGTGGTATTCCGTTTTCGATCACCGCGCCCATTAAGCGCATGGCAAAATCCTCTGCAGATTCGCTTTTATTTGGCGTTATGTTGTGAAGCCCGGAAAGCTTCAGCTGGCGCATAACATAATAATCATTTTGCAGCGTGGTGCATTTTATGGCCCTATAGCGCAGGCCCTCAAAGGTATAAATTTCTGGATCTTGCATGATTCCCCTTTCAAATTTTTATTATTTTCTATTGCTGGCGCTGCCGGTGCGCCTAAAAAAAAGGGGCAGCGGGTATGGTGCCCAGCTGCCCCGCAGGGTAAAGGCCCAGGCCCTAAAGGTTAGGATGCCTTCAGCTTCACAATTCTAAAGTATTGTTCGCCCACTGCCTTTGAAGTATCGGCATATACTTTGCCCTTTAGATTAAAGGTGCCAAAATCTTCAGTGATAAGGCCCAGCGCGCCATCCGGGTTAAGCCCGCACAGCCAAACATCAACGGCCACGCGCGGCCCCATGGTTTGATTAGGCGCACTAACATATTTGACATGGCCACGAATGCTGCTTGTGGAAAGCGCCTGCACCGTCCATCTATCATCTGCTGCTGCAATTTCAGGCACGCTTCCAGACCAAGTTATCAGAGTGCCAGCCACGGCTTTGTTAGTGCCCGTGTAGCTGGAATTCAAGCGGATAAGCCCGGCTGCCAGGTCTAAAGTGTATGCCGATGCATTCAGCGTGGTGGCCCCTTGTTTCACAGCAGATACGGTTACATCATACGCGCCGATTTCATACCATTTATCAAGCTGCACATCACCAGCAGTGGCTGGCCCCACTGCCCTATCAGTTACAGTGGCCACTGCTGCCTGTGTCAGCACTGTATCCGCGCCGATCACTGCCAGTGCAATATTTTCCTTGGTGAATTCAGTGATTGCCATATTCAGTTCTGCGCTGCTGCCAATGGGCACTTCAGCATAGGTGGCCCGCAGTCCATCCATGGCATTCTTTTTTTCCTTTACTTCCACGCTTGTGGTTATTTCAAACGTATCCACATTGCCCAGGTGGCGCAGCCCGGTGCTATTTCCATTCGCATCAAACCTATCAAAATAAACGCTGCCCGCGCCCAGGTACAGATTTTGCGCATTAGGTGCCAATCCCATTTTCATTTCCTCCAGTTTATCTAGTTAGAATTGCACAGCCCGCTGCCCCTATTAGGCTGCCGATGGCCGCGCCTTTACTGCCTTTTTCTGCCCCTATGGCCGCGCCGCCCGCGCCACATGCGCCAATTGCAAAACCACGCAATAAACGCTTTGCAGTGCTGCCACCTTTTGCAGTTTCGCGCCACTTTTTGCGGTCTAATTCTAAAGCCTGCACCTGGGCGCGAAAGTCTTTGATATCAGCCAGGCATCCACCTAATTCACTTTTGCACTGCTGCCCCTCTTGCACGGCAATTGCAGTTTTGATGGCTGCCTGTTCTGTTTGCAAAACATAATTTTCAGTTTCCGGCGCTGCCGGTGCCGCCTGGGCCTGTTCATTGGCCACCTGGGCTTCCGGCGCGATCTGCGCGGCCTGCTGGCCCGGCGCACCCTGGGGTTTTTCAGCGCCAGGCTGCCCGCTGAATATTTCAGGGCTTATCTGTGCTGCCGGAATTACTACAGTTTGCCCAGTGGTGCCGGGCACATATTTTGTAATTATTTTAATGGCTGCGGCTGCGCTTTTGATCTGCTGCCGCTCTGCATTCCATTGCCTGCGCGCTGCTTCCATTTCCACCTGGCGCTTTGCAATATCATTTTTTGCCCTGTCAATAATCTGCTGCTGGGCGCTGCTGAATGCCTGGGCTTCCGCCATTCGCGCCGCCTGGCGCTTGTGGGCCGTGTAAAAAGCCACACCTATTGCAAGAATAATAATTGCCTGCACTGCGCAAACTTTCTGCAGGGTGCGCGCGGTTAATACTTCACTGATGGCCTGCTTAATTCCATCCTTTGAAAGTTCCAAAATTTCCCCCTTATTTTTCCAGGGATTTTTTTGCCCTGGAATATTCCACCAGGATTTCAATAAGCGCCTGGCTATAATCGGCCTGGGCATCCTGCGCTTCCGCCCATTCCGTAGTGCCTTCATTCACATCCAGTGCCAGGCCGCCCAGGCTTTCATCCTTCATAATTTGGGATATTGCCCAGGCGCGCAGCACTTCGTTATCCAGATCCGTGCCAGCGCAGCGGCATTCCACCACTAAAGTAAGAATTCTATGGGCACCCAGAAAGCCCCTATTCCGTTGTGTATTATCTGGCTTTGGGTTATCGGCCAGCGGAAAAACTGCGGCCCTTTTAAAGGTTTTGCCGCCCGGTGCCGATTTAATTCTGGATGCTGTTACCTCCAGGCCAGTGGGCTTTCCTGTGGCATTCAGCAGGGCCGCCACGGCTTCCACAATATCTTTAACCAGTGTATCAGCCATGCTCATACCCTCTGCAGTAACAGTTCAAGCAGCGCGCCTGCGGGCACTACCTCCAGCACGGTATAGGATTGACTCCATACTGATGCCTCAGATACTGCGGCAGTATCGCCTTGTTTAATGTTCGGGAAGTGCTCCCGCTTAACCGTGGCCACTTCCACCTGGTGAATAAGTGGCGCGGCAGATCCGTCCATTTCTTCTGCCTGCCCGCGCAAGTCGTAAAAGCACTTATGGGAATCCGTTCCCACCGTGATGCTGTGGCGTGAATCCGCCAGCATTACATCCAAATCAGTGCCTTCATTAGGAAATGAATAAACCATGCCGCGCCCTTCCTCTACTTGCTTGCCGTGGCTTCAGCAATGGCTGCAAGTATATTCTTTTTAGATAAGTTGATATCAAGTGCAAGGCCCAGGGCTTCCTGCGCATACTTCACAAGCTGCCCTTTGTTCATTGCATCCAGCGCTATTTCTCCGCCCTGGTTTCCATCCGGCGCACCTGCGGGTGCGCTGGCACCTGGTGCACTGCCGCTGCCGTTGCCCGTGTCAGTCATTCCACAGGCTGTGCCTTTGGTAACCACTAAAGATAGGCTTCCTACTTCCAAACTTCTGGCCGCATCCTCTGGTTCCAAGTCCACTATTTCATTAGGGTTTAAATATTTGATGCCGGGCACAAGGCCCTTAATCAGCCAATTCACTCTATATTTTGCCATGTTTGCTGCCCCTTTCATGCCGGGCACCGTTTAAACAGTGCCCGGCTGATGATTGCACCTTATATGGCATCCTGAATGAAATAGCCCAGGTTATCTGCAGCCACTATTTCCGCCACAGATTCACCCACGCGCACCCGCTGGCCGCCGCGCATGCCGATATCAGGATCTGGAATGCTTCCGGCTACTCTATCACCCCACTGGGCTGTATAACCGAAGGAAACCCGGTCATTAACCCCTGCAAGGCTATCACGATAAATCAAGCTGCAGTGATTGCCCCATACGCGGGCCAGGGTAGCAGCCTGCCCTTTCTTGGCGCTATTCACCCAGGCCTGGCCCACTAGCACTTCCTCAAGTTCAAACAAGTCTCGAAGGAAAGCTAGGGGCACTATGCCAGTATCGCCCGTTGTGCCGTTGTAGGCCTTCAGGATGCGCGGGTGCCTGCGCAGCGCGCTGGCCACTGCGTTGCCCAGTACCATGATATTTGCGCGCATAACCATGGAATCAAGCCCGGTCATAATATCTTCAATCGGGTCTGATGCCGTTTGCGCGTATTCATTCCATTGGTCATTACCTGTTAGCTGTACTTTGTTTGCCGTGGCATAACTGCCCGCAGCAAAAACAAGATTTGCACAGCGGATTTCCCTATCAAGGGCAATCAGGTCTGTCAAACTTTCCGTGGCCTTGCCTTCCGGGTCATATCCCTGTGGCGCGTTTTCAATATCCGCGTTAGGAATAGGATCGTCAAGCGCATAGTCTTTGGTGCTGCCTTCCACTTCCGTGAAGCCAAATTCTATTTGGCCCGGCTTGCCGGTGCGGCCCACTTTTGTATCAGGCACTGTGAAGCCATCCTGCAGTGCAAACTTGCGATATTTGAACACCTGGGCACTAACAGGCACGCGCGGCAGAACCGCGTCACCTATCAGCCTGGCATTTCTATAGGCAATCGCAATGGCCGTTAAAACTGGTGTTATTGGAAAAGGTGCTTTCACCGCTTTTTCCTCCGTAAAATTGTTTATGGTTTCCTGGCCGCTGCAATTAGCCCAGGGTTACATTGCGCAAAGTTGTGGTATACCACTTGCCCTGATATGCCACGATTTCCATTGAATCACCTGCAGCCCCACCAAATGTGGCCACATCGCCGCTGCTGCCTGCTCCGTTGAAGCCATCACTGGCCTGGGTTACGGTATGCGCAGCTGCAGTGCCCGCAATAATCCGCACCACTTTGCCATCATCCGTGGTGGCAGTTGGCGCTGCAATTGTAAGGGCTGCTGCTGTGGCTTTTGTGATAATAACCACGCCGCGTTTTGCTGTAATAGCTCCATCAACCGCAGCCACCACGGCCACTTCCTGCACGCCAGCGGAAACGGTTAAGCTGCCAAAGGTTAGCAGGGCCGGAATAATATCGCCGGAAACGCCGGAAACCAGGGCCTTTGCTCCAAAGTTTCCAGATACTGAAAGGGCAATGCCCTTGCCGTTTGAATCGCTGGTAAGAAAATCGCCACGGGTTACACTGCCACCCAGTAAAATGAAAGCAATTCCGCAGTGGATCACATCGCATCTTTCCCCACTATCCACGGCAATATTGCTGGAAACGCCGAAAAGCGCATCAGAATTAGCAGCAGCTTTAAGTACGCCGCCATCCGCCGCGCCCGGCTTACAGAATAGATTCGCGCCTATGGCTGCCTCGGCATCATAGGTTTTTATCAATTCAGGATTCATTGAGTTATCACCTTTCTTATTTGCCCGTGCCAGGCACAGGCGGATTTTTGAAACGTACTAGGAAAAGGCGCGCGCCTATTCCTGCTTGTTGTTAGCTACGTGCCGCACTGCTGTGGCATAGCTTACTTTTCGGCCTTCCTTTGCTTCCGCGTCAATGTAGGCCTGGGCCTGCTTCGCCAGCTGCTTTGAATCCGGCGCGCTTTCCTGGGCCGCTGCATTATCCGCAGGCGCTGCCGGTGCGGGCTTAGGTGCATCTGCCGCCAGATCCGCGCCCACCTGGATTATTTTGGATTTTTCCGCAGCCAGCACGCGGGCCGCTGCTTCATTTCCAGTGGTTTTGCCATCATTCACCATTTCTGCCACCAGCTTTTCATGGCCGGGCATATTGGTGTTTTGAACTGCCAGAATTCTGGCGCGTTCATTGGTGGCTGATTCCTGGCGCGCTGCCGCCAGTTGGGTTTCTACTTCTGCCATGGCTTCAGCTTTTGCGCCTGCCTTAGTCTGTGCTATCGCATTTTCTATGGCCACATCCACTTCAGCCTGGCTTTTGCATTCCACGCCCAAAATTAAAACCTTATCCATGCTCTTATTACCTCCATTTGAAGTGGGCGCGGATGCGCCCGGTTTTCTGGCCGGTGCCTTTTCTTCATTCAGCATGGCAATAGCGCCAGCCAGGCTTTTAATTCCATCCGCCAGGCCTGCAGCCACTGCTTTCTGCCCTATGAATAATCGGCCATCGGCCATATTTTTTAAAACCGTATCCACATCTGTGCCACGGTTTAATGCAATATCGTTCACAAAAATGCTATACAGCGTGTCCACTGTATCCTGTATGCTGGCCGCGCCTTCCAGCGTCAATGGCGCATGTTCGCTGGCAATTCTCTTATATTTGCCTGCTGTGATTTCTGTCACCTTGTAGCCTTCTTTGGCTTCGTATTGGCTCCAGTCCACATGCTCTGCAATCACTCCGATACTGCCTGCAGTGCTGGTTATATCGGCCAGAAATATTTTAGAAGCGCCGCTGGCAATCCAATAGGCTGCACTTGCTCCCATGCCATCAATTACTGCAATAATGGGCAGGCTCATGCGATCACGCGCGGCCCGGATGGCCTGCGCCGCCGCCTGGGTGCCATCCACGCTGCCGCCAGGTGAGTCAATCAGCAGAATGATGCCTTTTGTCATTTCCGGGTCAGCTTCTGCCTGCGCCAGATCCCGCTGCAGCAGCTGCGTGGAAACGCCGCCAGATATCCGGCTGAATAGATTCATCCGTTTTGATATAACCCCTTCCACGGGTAGAATGGCCACGCCATTTTCAATGGTGTAACCCTTTGCGGTATTATCAAATTTTTTGCCCGCTGCCGCTTCAATTGCCGCCAGGTCTGCATGCTCACCATGCGCATGCCGCCCGTATATGCTAATCATTTCGGCTAGGCGTGTGGGAATGATGGCCCAGGGTGCTGAAAGCAAATCAATTATACCTTGCATTTATTGCCCCTTTCCGGGTGCTAAATCTTCCCTGTCACCCGTTTCCGTATCATCGCCATCTGGCTCTGCATTCTGCTTTTCATCCGGCGCACCTGCGGGTGCACTTGCGCCAGGCGCACCTGGTGTGCCTTCAGTTTCTAGGCCATCGCGCAGGCGCATTTGCTTTTCACGCACCTGCTGTGCGTGCACATCTTCCCAGTTCTGCCCGGTTAATTCCATGGTTTCACGCTGCCTACTGCTAACCCCTAATTCTATTCTGGCGTTTGCCGCCCGCACTTCCTTTTCCGGGTCGATGCTGCCGGGTGCATCGCCAATCCATTCAGTGCCCAGGTAGGCCTGGCGCACCACAGGGTTTGCGAAGTATCCCGGCGCTGGTATTCTGCCGCTGGCCACTGCTTCATCCAGCCAGGCTTCATATATCGGCTGGCAGAAAAAGTCTGCAAGCCAGGTGCGCCGCCCGTTATAAAAGCGCCAGGCTTCCAGCAGGGCTGCCCTGGCGGCTGAATAGCTGGCCACAAACTGCTTTACCAGAATTTCATAAGGCAGGCCCAGCGCGCCGCCGATCTGCCGCAGAATAGACTGCACAAAGCCATCAAAGGCTGTATTGGGCCTTTTAGGGTCTGCAAACTGCACCTTGTCACCGTCTGCCAGATCCACAATCAAGCCCGCGCCCATTTGCAATGGCTTATTAGGATCATTTGCGCTGGTGGAAGCGCCAGCACTGGGAACAATACCAGCCTGGGCCGCAGCAGCGGATGCCGTTAGGTTAAGGCCTTCGCCCGTTGGCGTTTCTACAAAAACCGTGAAAAGCCCGGAAACTACAGCTGCAGTCAGTTCTGCTTCCGTATATTTCCCCAGCTGGTGCAAGCTCTCGATCACAGGTGCCAGAAATGGCACACCCCTGGTTTGATCTGGCCGCAGCCTGTCGTATAGATGCAGCACATTTCTGCGCCCGGTTTTTTCTCCAAAAGCGGCATATCGGTCTGCTTGCCATTTTCCAAACCCCTGCACGCTGCCCGGATGCTGTCGCAAAATGTGATAAGCCACGGGTGCGCCGTAATCGTCTTTTTCTACTCCAGCCCACACGGAAAAACCCGTGGATAGTTTGCTGCCATCGCGCATTCCCCTTGCAGGGTTTGCGATTCTATCCGCTTCAATCACTTGAATTCTGGTTTTATATGGCCATCCTGGCACTGCCTGCATTGGCAGCAGTGCAAAACAGTCACCAGATTCAAGCGCGCTGCGGAATACAAGCGCCTGCAATCCATAAAAGTTTTGCGTGCGCGTAATGTCACAATTGGCGCTTTCTGCAAATAATCGCCATTCGCTTTCTGTATTTTCTTTCCACTGGGCCACCTGTTCAGGATTCCAGCCCAGCGTGCGTGCATTAGGCCGCGCCTGCAAGCTTAGGCCTTTGCCCACCACTGCCTGGCAAGTGGTGCCTATTGCGCTGATTGCCAGCGGATGATTGCGCATCATATCCCGGCAGCGGTCACGCAACATGGGAATATCAGGCAGCTGGGCTGCATCGGCATCACTTTGCGAAGCAAACCAGCCACCCGTCACACGTCTATCAAGGCGCGCGCCGTTGTATCCGCCGCGCCCTGATTGCATCAGGGAATCTGCAATAGCCATCATTGCGCGTGCGCGCATCCTGGCTGCGCCCTTAACAGGCGATAAGTAATTTATAACGCGGTCTGGAATTGTAGGCCGCATGGCTTTGGTAATTTCCGCGTTCAATATTGTCATTCTGCTATCACTCCACGCACACGCGGGCCGCCACCCCTGCCCAGCCTTATGCACCATTTTTGCCAGTAGTCAATATTGGCGCGGATTTCAGCCCGATCTGCTAGAACATAGGTGCGGCCCTGCACGGTATACTGTCCATCAGGCCGCGCCGCCAGTTGCAAATCAAGATTCAGCCATTCCTGCAAATGCTGTTCTGCCTGTTCTTTTGTTATTCCGCTCATGTTGCGCATAATAAACCCAGGTGGCAAAGTTTGCCCATGTACTATTTTTTAGAACTGTGGCAAATGTGCCTGGAAATTTGAAAAGGCCCGGCGCGCGGGCCGCGTTTAAACGCGCCCGGCGCGGGCTTTGTGAAATTGTGCTGCAGTTTATATTTTTATTCCCTGATTCAATATTTTGTGCCCCTGGCGGCCCTGTGGCTGGCTGGAAATTAAATTCCCCTTGCCGGTTTCCATCACAAGCTGCTGCAGTTTATCCATATTGCGGAAAGTCATAGGGTCTATAAAATTCTGCAGAATAAAAAGCGCACCATGCGCATATACGGTTAAATCCAGCGCTTCATTTCTGCCATGCACGGAAACATAAACCCGTTTTAAGCGCCTGGTGCGCTTATCTCGCACAGTGATTTTCTGTTCACTGGTAAGCTGGCGCATATATTCTTCCGTGGTTTCCTCTGGCAGGTGAATGTATCCGGGCTTAGGGCCGCCATCCAGCGCAGGCGGAATGCGCAGCCTGGAATAAATCCTATCTTTTGCGGATACTGTGGCAATATCCCATAGGCGGATATGGTGCCGCTTTGCCGTTCCTTCCTTTGCCAGGCCGGGCTTGCTCAAATACTCCACACCCTTGCAGGCATAAACCCTGCGGGCCGATATCTGGCGCGGCAGAACGTATTCATAAACCGCATCGGTTTGATCTCCAGAATCTACCAGGCATATGGCTGGCCGCAGCATTGCGCCGCCTTCGTGCCGCCATTCCCTTAAAAAGAATTTATCCAATTCTGCCCATACGCTTATGCCGGTTTCCGGGTCGATAATTGCCCCGGCATCACCCCAAAAAACTTCGTGCGCAATTAGCCAAGATTCCTCACCAGGCCCAAACCCGGTAATCTGTGCCTCTATGCGCCCGCCGCCGCCGCTCTGCACATCGGCAGTGCCCACAAGCAGGCAGCAGCGTTCAGGGATTAAATGCACCTGCCATGGCCCGGTGCTGGTAGTAGGCGAAAGCGGGTATTTTTCCAGGCGCTGCGCCAGCATATTTTCATCAAGCTTTTCGCCCGCGCCTTCATCCCAGGTTTCACCCAGGCGCAAATTAACAAATGCTTTTAATTTTTCCGGGTTGTCTGTGGCCTCAAACCATTCATTTGCAAGTGCACTCCATACTGTGCTTTTCCATGGTGAATAAAGCGCGTTTATGTGAAAGCCCCTGATTTTATAGCCTTCCATATCCCTGCGGCCCGGAAAGCGCGCGCGCCAGGTTCCTGCATCCAGCATTTTTTGCTTATACTTTTCATCAATACCTTTGCCGCACTGGGCACAGTGATAGCGGATGCTGCCCTGAATAGGCGCGCCTTTTTCGTCCTTTTCCCACATAAGCCTATATGCACCCGTGCCGAAAATTTTCTGGTATTGGTGCACATCATCCGGGTTTAAAAAATCGCCCATATCACGCCAAACCAGCGGCTGGCGGAATTCGCAAAAAGGGCAGGGCACCCAATAATAATTTTGGTCACTGCGCAGAAAATCATTATCCACCTGCGAAACCCCTTTGGGCTTTGCTGGTGTGCTGCCTTTTAATATTTTTGCATCCTCATATGAATCCGTGCGCCGCGTGGCTATATCAATCGGGCTGCCTTCCCCTTCGCAGTCCTGTTCATAACCGTCAATTTCATCCATTATCAATATTCTTATTTGGTCGCTGCGCAGGCTTTTTGCACTTCCGGCTGATGCAAACCTTAAAAATCCTCCATCGAATTCTTTCAGCAGCAGAGTATTTCCGGCGCGCCGGGCCGTGGCAGGCTGTATTTTTTTTGCCAGGGCTTCACAGTCTGCAATCAGTGGTGCCATTCTTTTTTTGCTATATTCTTCAGCGGCTTTTGTGCTGCCCTGCACAAATAAAATAGGGCTGGGGTCTGCATCAATGAAATAACCTGCCACGGCATTAAGCATCGCAGACCACCCCACCTGCGTGCTTTTTCTAAAAATAACCTCGCGCACCTGTGGATCACGCAAGGCATCAAAAATTTCACGCTGATAGGATTCTGTGCGCCATGGGCCGGGCCTGCTACTTGTGCCCTTTCTTAGTATTATGTTTTTTTCCGCCCATTCGCTTAGGCTTTGATCTGGTGGCGGATTCCACAGCAGGAATATTTCTTTTTCTTTTTGGAATAGGCCGTTTGATAGCTCCCAGGTTACTGGATGCGCCTGCAGGATCTGCTGCGCCAGCATGCCCGGCAGGTTTTCCTGCGTCATTCTTTCCGCTTTCAGTTTCATTTTCGGTTACCTTTTCGGGTGCCACACCAGGTGCCTGTGCCAAATGTTCACAAAGCTGCCGGTGCCGCTCATGCAATTTTGTTTTTATTTCAAGCCTATCCAGGCCCTCCAGCTGTGGCGCGATCTGCGCGGCCAGCGCCAGGATATTCTGGCGCACCGTGAAAAATGCTGCGGTAAGATGCCGGGCAAAAACCTCCATAGGTATTAATTGCCCGCGCCTTTCTGCCAGTTCAAGTTCCTTTAAGTCTGCAGTGGCGCGCTGCACGCGGGTTTGTTCTTTTTCCAGCAGGCTGGCTTCCCCTGCATCCTCAATATCTTTGCGCAATTTTTGGCCATACCAGCGCCAGCAGGCCAGCAAATCATATTTGCCGTGGCCTTCCCTGGGCATTCCATCTTCCACCAGGCGCTGGATAGTGCGCACACTGCAATCAAACTCCGTTGCAATGCGTTCCACGTCCACGATTAATTCCGGCTGCTTATTTGTCATAAAAACGTCAGCGACACGGTTTTAAAACCTCTTTACGTAACAAAAAGGCCGCGCTCGCCGTCACCCGCGTTCTATATCCTGCTGGAAGTACCTACCATCATCCTGGCCATAGGGTATGCCTTGCTATAGCCTGGCTGGTTTGCCCACAGAATCATTGCCATAAGTTATTCCATTCATTCATCATGGCTGCCATATTAACCCTGGGGTGCGCCCTTTGCCTATGTCTTATTTAATCAAACTGCCGCATTATATACAAAAGGGGTGCCCGGTATGCAATCACCTGGCACCCCTTGCCATTGTCGTTTTAGTTCCTGCTGTCGTTTCACTGTAAAGCAGCAGCAGGAAAGAATGCCATCTAGTGTGGCGTTTTAGTGCTCGGTGCCATCATGTTCACTTCAATCTGAATGCCAAGCTTCACAGCCATTTCACGCACAGCGCTTTCCATATCACCAGGCGCAGGAAAAAACTGTGCCACGGCAGACATTAAAGCCAGGTAGCCTTCCATTAACTGCTTTGCTTTATCATCCGGCAGCATTGGCACAGGTGGAATACAAGGCCCCATAGTGCTGGGCACCAGAAGCGATTCAAACCAGAAAGCGCTTTGCATTGTAGTTATAAACATCAATAGGCTCAAAAGCTTTGCCCTTTGAAAATCATCAGCATTCATAGGCTGGCCATCATTAGAGTGTGCTTTTATGAAACCTTTCATCATTCCCCCCTTAATATTCAGTGCTGCAAAACATAACAGGAAAGGCCGTGCCGCATGCAATCAGCCTAATCAATTCTTCATTGAACGTGCGCTTTATGCGCGCGCCTTCCGGGTCTGTGCATTCATCAAGAATAGAAAGCCTGTTCATAGTTTCTTTTCCCACCTGGTGTGGTTCGTCAATATATTCATCATATTCCGCTTTGCGTAAAGCATCCGTGGCCTTTTCCTTTGGCGTGCCCACTTGCCCTAGATAGAATTCTATGGCTTCCTGCAGGCTGGCCGCTGCCACCCAATCACAATCGTTAAGCTTAAATACTTTGATGGCGCTTTCACAGCCAGGCGTGGCTGGCGTGCACTCCAATAAGCTGCAGCCATTAGGGCAGCCCTGCACTGGCTTGCATGGGGCATCATCTGCTTGCACCTGGCGCGCCACTTCATCCGGGCCGGGTGCTGCTGCAATCAGATCCTTGCCGCCCGGCGCTGCCTTCAGATTGCCTTCAGTTATTCCCAGGCTGCCATCCTCTGCTGCGGCATTGGCCATTTTTTCAATGAACATATTCAAAGGCGTGGCACCCGTTTCTGATTCATCATTCATGGCCCGGATAACATCCTTTGCAAATTGCACAGGGTCAGATACGGTAAAATCCTTGTGAAAATCGCCCGTGGCATCATCGTGCACCTGGTTTCCTTCTGCTTCCTCGAAGCAATACGCCAGCCTTTCAATGCCCATGCTAATAACCAGGCAGGCGTGCTGCAGGGCCACCTGCAATGGCGCATCAGCATTGCTTGTGGGCTGCAATTTGCTGGCGCTGTACTGCTTGGCCTGCGCTTCATTTTCTAACAGGGTAATTTTAAACTGGCCGGGCAAATCTATTTCCAGTGGTGTATCTGCACCAGGCGCGGGCAGGCTGGCAGGATCTGCTGGCAATTCCACTGCAGCACCAGGCTGTGGCACTTCAGTTTCTGCCGGGCCTTCCAGTGAATCTGGCGGAATAGAAAGCAGCGCGCGCCGTTCATCCTGGCTTAGTTTCACATATGCAAACCCAGGGGTGCACTGGGTGCACTCATGGCCACAGGCCAGCGCACAGCCTGGCACATCTGGCGCTGGGCATTCAGCATTGACGCGCCCTGCCAGCACTTCAGGTGGCCTGCTCAATACGTTTCCTATTGGATCAAAAGTTAATGGTGCGCTGCGGATAGCGTCCGGGCAAAACCCCAGCTTATCCTTTGCTTTGTTTCGCTGCTGCCAATAGGTTAGGCTTTTTGATTCAATCCTATCCACTTCCGCCTGGTAGGCTTCCCACAGATCCACGCCGCAGGCTGCCGCAGCTGCTAACAGTGTGGTGAAAGCGCCGCCCAGTTCCTTGAAAGGTTCACCGCGTTCCTTTGAAAAAACAAACTGCACCAGTGAATGGCACTTTTCCTGGGCCACGCCGCAGGCCTGCGCCAGTTCTATAACTTCCTCCAGGTGCCTGAAGGCTCTATGCTCCGGGCTTTCAGCCTGGCTGGCCCCAAACGTGGCAGCCACCCATTGCGCCATTTCTTTCTGTGGCATCCTGAATTCACGATTAATGGCCAGCTGCACCAGCTGTGCCAGGCTTTTCTGCAGGCCCGCGCCGCGCTTAGGATGCGCCAGCACAAAGCCCTGCGCGCCTGCTATGTTAATCAGTTCATCTACCAGGTCACGCACTTCCGCTGCAATAACTCCAGCCATCCTGGCTGCTTCTATGCTTATGTGCTCCGGTGTTACATTAGGGCTATCTATTTTCATTTGCATTTCCTCCATAAATTATGAATGCCATCGTATTTTCAATAAATACGCGGGTATCAGCATGCAGCAGCATCCTGCCCTTGTTTTCTGAATACCAGCGCTCTATGTCAAGGAATCCACTTTTAACCATGCCCGTGGTTATCCAATCCAGCACCATTTCCCTGGCGCAGGATTCCGGCATGCGTAATGGCCTGTTTGTGCTTTTGTTTCCTTCAAACGCCAGCAGCCAATATTCCCAGTGGTGCGGGTTTCTGCGCTGGTGCCTTATCAATGAATAATTGAATTTTTCCAGTTTGCACTTTCCCACCTTGCCATAAAAATAGGTGCTGTAATTAATCCATTCCGATGGAAGGAATTTTGATACATCATGCAGCAGCGCGCGGATAAGGCCCACCTTTGCATATTTGCGATATTTTAAAACCAGCCATTTATGCCGCAAAACATACTTTAAATAATCCCAGTTTTTCACGCGGAAACCCCCTTTATAAATCCCACAGTTTTTTAAGGTTTAACTTGTTATCCTCACATCGGGCTATATCTTCTGGCCTGCAATCGCCTGCCAAAATCATTTTTTCATGATCCTCATACAGTGCTAAAAGCTGCCGGGCCTGCTTCAAATATCCTGGCCATTCTCTGCCGGATATAGAAAGCACATGAATACCCATGCACCCGGCGCTTAAATGATGCTGGCAGCACAGTGCGCGCGCCATCATTTCTTCAGTGTGTTTGACTATCATCGGGCCGCCTTATCCGGGTTAGGCCCGCAGAAATGTTCATAAATCTTATCGGCTAAAACATCGCTGGGCCTTTCCTCTGCGCGCCGCAGCGTTTCCGCCATCCAGTGGCTGCAGTGGGCTTCCTCACAGGTTTGCGGATAATGGCATTCAGTTTGATGGCCATAGTTGCACAGCCAGCAGTTTAAGCTGCCAAATTCTGCAGTGGTGCCGCTTATTATCGGGCATTCCCCTGCGGCCATCACATCCAGGCCCGCTGGGTATTCATGCGCGTGCAAGGCGGCATCAATCAGTACAGGAAAATCATTGCAAAAAACATCGGCATCAGGCTTGCAAATGGCGCAGGCACTTATATGGCTTTCAATTGCCTTTGATGCCGCCAGGTGCGCTTCCTTTGCCTTTTCCCATATATTCATCATTCCCCCTTCCTAAAATGGGCAATCATCCTGGGCAGCTGCTGCCAGGCTAGGATTTAATCGCCGGTTATTCATTTCCACCATGTTGCACTTTCTACAAAGCAGATTCACTTCCGGGCCTTCACCCTGCTGCCAGGCTTCCCACTCTGCCCGATAGCGCCGGATGCGCGCCAGGCTGCCTGGCTGCACCAGGTCGTACTCCCTCCAGCCATCCACATGATTTATTTCTAGCCTTTCATCCGTGCCACACTCTGCGCAGGTGCCACCCATTGCGGCCACCAGGGCATCATGTTCTTTCTGGTATTTTTCCCGCTTCCAGCGTGTGCGGTATATCCTCGAAGCTTCAGCACTTTTGAATGGCATAAAAACCCCTTACATAAAGCGCACCAGGTCTGCTTCCTGGCATTCCTTTTGATAAAGCGGGTGCGCGGGCTCATTTTGTGAAGTAATGCAAAAAGCAAAAACTGGCTTTCCGATCTGCTGCAGGATCTGGCGCACCTGGCTGCTGCGCTGCAAATAACTGCCGTGGTTTCCCCAGGCAGCGATAATCAGCCCGGTTTCCTGGCTGCTGGCGCAGTCTATGATGGCCTTATCATTTTCAGGCCCCACTGGATCTGCCACAGCTTTTAAGCCCCTTGGATCTGTGCTGCGCAAAGCAAAAATATTCCGCACTTCTATTGCTCCATATCCCCAGGTGCGCGCCAGGCGCATGCATTTCGACACGGTATTATCATCTTTTCTCATATCGGCCACGCTGGGGTTAAGCATTAGGAAAAGCACGCAATTTTTTTTCATGCTGTTAAATAGTCCGGGCTCGTCTGTCCAATCGCGCCGCAGTGTGTATCTGTATATCGATTTTTCGGCACCAGGGCCAAATCCTGCGCTGTATTTCATCTTAGCATCCTGTCAAAACCACAATATATAGGGGTAAAAAATCGGCCGGCATTCAAAATTTCCACTATATCTAGTGGTTTCCCTTAAATTTCCTTATAGCATTCCGGCTAATTATTTCTTTCTGGCCGTTCTCAAATTCCACCAGGGCAGAATTGCGCCCGGCGCGCACCAGCACGCGCATGCGCCGCCCATATAGCTGCGCGCGCTTTTCGTTATTTTTCCAGCTGAAAAAATACGGGTATTCATTTTCCATGGCTGCCTACTTTGTGAAGCGGTTAAAAAACTGCCTGAAATATTCTGAAAATTTGGTGGCCATCATTTTCTGCGCGGTTTCTTCCATCTGCAGGCTTGTCGGTATGCGTTTCAATGTGCTGGCAGGCATGATGGCATATAGGATGCGCGAAAGGCCACGCTTTGCCAGTCGCTGAAATACTCCCACCCCTGAGATTAAATAGGTGCCTGCACGGCCTTTCCATTGCGGGCTGCCGGTTTTAGTTGCCTTGCGCCTGAAGCGCATTTTTGTGAATGTGAATTGCTCAGGTATAACTGATTTTTCAGTGGGCCTGGCTCCGGTGCCCGTCAATGGCACAGCCACCCTTTTGCCCTTCATAGGTTCCCTAATGCCGCCCTTTTCAAACTTTGAAAGCAGCAGGCGCGGCTTATTATCCACGCCAATTTCAGCAAATGGCCTGCCTTGCTTCGCATTGCTAAATTTAAAAATTTTGATTGCCCGATACATGAAGCCAGCCCGGCGCAATGAAAATATCTGATCCATTCTGATGCGCTCTGCCTGCTGTATATCCTTTGCCGTTGCATTTATGGCCTGGCTGGTGCTGATGGCCAGATTTTTCTGGCCCCTGGCCGTTTTATCTTTCAATTTTGAATTATCAATTTTCACATCAATCTGCATATCGTCACCCCTTCAGCACCCGGCGCAGATCCGCGCGCGCCGGGTGCCTGCATTGCGTTAATGAATGGCCAGGTATTTATCAGCGTTCACCACTTGGCGGCCTGCATCCTTTGCGCGCTTAATGGCCTGATTCACTGATATATGAAATAGGCTTTTGAATTCCCTGGGTGTTATCTGCTGAATATATTTGCAGGTCTGGCACATCTTGCCGGGCTGGCCATTTTCAAGCAGCGTGCCCTGCAGCGTGTGCCCTGATTTATTGCATTTATCAATCAGCCTTTTTCTGCGCGCAGTGTTTAAACGCTTCCACCAGTTCTGCCGCTGTAGCACCTTAACCTTATCCAGGTGCACCCAAATATCTTTACGATTAACCCAGGCGGCCCGCAGCTGCAGCCAAACCCAGCACACTGGCCAGCTGAAAAATAGCCCACTTAACCACACCCAGGCCAGGAATGATGCCAGCGCCCATTTCCCCTTGCTTTTTGATGCAGGCGGCTTTCCGCCTATGCTTATAAAAATCATTGCTGCCGTTTCCGTGTGTCTATCCTTTGCCCTTTTGAAAAATTTCATCCGTTTATCCTCCAGTTTTAAGCTGCTGCTGAATCGGGTATTGCATCATATAGCTGGCCTTCCAGAAGGCGGCCTGCTTTCTTTTTTCCCACCATAACCATGGGCACTGCATTAGGGCCTGCCGCTTCCTGGCAGCAATGCACATGCCCGTTGCAATCAATAAACAAAGGCGGCTTTCTAGCCTTTCCATTATGCGTGCTGATTTCTTCGCCGGGCAGTGCGGGCCGCCATTCACCCCACTGTTTGAAATGAAAAGGCACCCCATTAAGCCTGGCTTGCGTTTCCAGAAAGCGCACCCAGTTGGGATTAGTTGGCATTGCATCCGGGCCGCTCTCGCCGCCTGCAATTATCCAATCAATACCAGGGCCGCAAAGGGCATCATGGTGATGATGCAATTCTGCTGGGCATTCTGGCGTGCCTATTCCATGGTGCATTCCGGCGCATCCACGCTGGCCGCCTAACCATTGCGTGCCACCTATCCCGCTTATCAATCCAATGCTGCCTAAAAGTGGCTCACATGAAATAAAATGCCGCCAGGCTGCAATCCTCAAAAGCCATGGGATTCTTTCCACGGCCCGGCGCTGGTTTTCCACAGTGGTGCCTATCCAAATATTTTTTGGCACTTCCTCCAATGATGGCCAGGGCCACAGTGATGCCGCCCTTTCAATCCTCTTAGTCAATAGCAGCCAGTCAATATTAGGGGTTTTCTGTATCAGTTCAAAAAGCCTGGCGCGCTGCGCATCAATCAGTGCGTGGTTTTCAAAAATATCGCAAAGGCTGGAAGCAAAAACGCGCATCCGCCTGCCTTCCTTTTCCAGCTTCCGCTGCCATGATAGCGGCTTTTTCCAATATCCGTCAGAAAGCATATACCTGAATTTTTCAGGCCCCCATGCGCCCTTGAATCTGCGCCCGTATTTTGGGTTTTCCATATCCCTTTCTGCATAACAATGCGCGCAGGCTTCGCTTATTTTTTCGCAGCCTATCGCAATATTAAAAGTGCCATCAGCCCATGAAATTCCAGTAGTTTCACCCATTGCTGCCCCTTTCTTCTATATATCCGCACCTATCCATTTTTTCTATTTCCGCAATTATCAGTGCCGCTGCTATTACCAAATCGCGCCGGGCACCTTTGGGTTTCCAGTATTCAATACTGAAGGCCCAGCCAGGATAAGGCCTATCAGTTTTCACTGGCGTGCCGGTCTGCAGCGCGCTGCCTGCGTTAAGCGCATAAGCTCCACCACTGCATGCTAAATCGCCGGTTTCATGGCAATCATCGTCATGGGCAGCAGTCCATCCTTCCTGGTGGATCTGGCGCGCCCTTTCCTGGCGCACATCCTCCAGCGCCAGGCTATTATGCTGATATATTTTGCTGGTTATTTCCTTCTGATTGTTCATTCTGCTTTCCTTCCCCTTCCGGGCCAGGCGCGCCGCCATGGCAGCTGCACTGGCATTTTTGGTTTTGCTCTGTTGAGCAATTGCGGCCCAGGCAGCTTTCATGGTCTGCACTTAGGCATTCAATAGTAAGCCACTTTGCCATTTCAAAATCCTTAATGCCGGAATGATTCCCAGGTGAATTGCACAAACATGCCGCCGCCTTCCTTCAGCCTGTCGAATGCCCGCGCGCCCAGATAATTCTGCAAATCAATTCGGCTAACATTGGTTAAAATAATGCTGGGTTTCACATCCAGATATCTAGTATCTAGCACCTTGAAAAGCTCCACAGTTTCACTTTCAGTGCCATATTGCACGCCCACTTCATCCAGCACCAGCAAATCCACTTCAGTGAATGCCTGCAGGATCTGCTTTTCAGTTGTTTTTGAATCGCGCCGCCAGGTGGCCCTGATGGCTTCTATTAATTCAAAGGCCCTGGTATACCTGCAGGTATACCCTGCAGATATAACCTGCTTAACAATGCCCAGGGCCAAATGGGTTTTTCCTGTGCCAGGCGTGCCAGTGAAAACCATGCAGGTGCCATTTTCTCTGCAGCTTTTGAAATTGCTGCAGTAATTCCGGGCAGCGCGCATGGCTTCCTTTTGCCCTTCGTTCACTGCCTTGTAAGTTTCCAGGCCCTTTGAATAAAACCTGGTAGGCATGCAGGCGCGTTCCATTGCCTTTGTGAATGCTTCCTGGCGATCCCTGGCAGCCCTGGCTGCAATACATGCCGGGCAATCAGTCCATTCATTCCAATCATTCACGCGCCTGGCTATGAAGCTGCCATGCTCCGGGCAATTGTCCTGCTTTGTTTCTGGGTCTGCTTCCACAATTTTTAATTGATTCATAATCTCATTATTCCATCAGTGCCCCTTCTGGCACCGTCCGAAAAATCGCCACCTATTCCTATTTTATTGCCCCTTTTTTTATGGCCACCAGCAGCAGGCCGGAATGCCTGGCGCGTTTGTGCGCGCCCTTCTCTGTTGTAGTCTCTGGTAGTCTCTTGTGTAGTCTCTGATATATGTTTGCCGGTTTCCGGCAGGCTTGTCTGCCGGTTTTCGGCAAGCTTGTCTGCCGCTTTTCGGCAATCCAGTTTGCCGCTTTTCGGCAATCCAGTTTGCCGCTTTTCGGCATACTGGGAAATGCAAACTGCCAGCGCTTCAAAATCCACACGATAATGCACAGTACATGGCACACCCATGGCTTTTTCCTGCCAGAATCCAAGTGCTTTAAGCTTCCGGCGCGCGCCATCCTGTTCATGCCTTGAAAGGCATATTTCCTGCTGCCATTCCTTCATGGTTTTATAAAACCATCCATCAGGAAGCTTTGCGCGTTCACTCCAGTACACTGCCTGTGAAAGCATAAGGCCTGCAGTTGCACTTTCACAGATCCTGGCAAGTATCGGCTGGAATGCTACGGGCCTTTCCAGCATGGCCCTAACCACATCATTTAAAGGCATATTTCTTTGCGCTCCCACCCGCGTTTTGATAACTGGTACATGATAAAGCGGAATGCCGGGTACATCCTGGCCGCCGCAGTCAGTTTCACATATGCATCTTCAGCAATGTGCCCGCCCTTTATTTCATGGATTTCTAGGCCATCGGTGCGGGTAACAAAAAAATCTGGCGTGTACCACATTTGCCTGCCCCGTGGCGTGAAACCTATAAAAAGCTTAATGGCTTCAAAGTCATATCTGATAATGCCTGAATCTGGCGTGCGCACCTGCGCTTCCAGCCAGGTAGCGTGCTGCATTTCGGTTTTATTCATCCGGCGCGCTGGCATGTGGCCCAGCTGCCTGAAGCTTTTAGGAAAGTTCACTTTTTTGCCTTTGCCTTTCTGCCCTTCAGGGATTGCGCCAGGGCTGCCGCTCTGCTTTCACCAGGCGCAGGCCTGCGCGGGCCGCCTGCAGGATCTGCTGCGCCGGTTTCCGGGCCTTCATCCGGCAGGGTGCGCGCCACGGTTTCCATGCATTCCTGCACCAGGTCTGCAGGAAGAAGGCGCAGGCCCAGCTGCCTTATAACAGTGGATGCCAGCACGGCTTCCCGGCTGGCCATATCATCTTCAGTGGCTTCCACTAAAAACATTTCACCCGTTGGCGTGTTTTTCGTGCCCTTTATTTTTTCGCGCGCGCCTGCCGTTTTGCGCTCTGCGATTTTTTCCACCATTATTTCCTTTGAATATTCCAGGCCGTTTTCCAGATCTAAGACAATAACGCAAACAATCCTGGCCTCTGGTGTATCGCGCACCAGCTTGTTATTAACTTGCACGTTTCCCCACCTGGCCAGGGCTGCTTCCACAAACTTAACGCTGGCCCGCGTCACCACGTCACCGCTGCCATCATCCATGGGTTTTGAATACCTGGCCAGGCGCGCAAATGCTGGCCGCTTGCAATCTTCTATAAGTTTCGCGCGTGCTTTCTTTTCGTCGCGTTCTTTCACATTTCCCCCTTTTCTATTTCTATCTGGATGCAGGCCGCCAGGTAATCATTAGGGAAGCACTCTGCCCAGGCCTGCTGCACTGGCGCTTCCAGTTCTTGAATAAAAGCCACAGAAAATTTTATGATAGTTCCTTTAATCCTATGCTGTTTGCCATAGCCCAGGCTCAAAGTAACAAGGCGGCCCGGCATGCATGTTTTTTCATTCCATCGCGGCCCATAGCGCCGGTATTCAATCGTTTTAATTCCGGCGCAGAATGCATCATAAAATTTTCTACGCAAAGGAATGAACAATGGCCGCAATCTGGGCCGCCCGGTTTCATCCAGAATTATGTGCACCATTTTTGATGAATCCGGGCCGCATTCACAAAGCACGCCACAGTGCCCGCACTTGCGGCAGCGTGGCCCGCAATCTATATCAGAATCACAGGGCATTCTATTCCCCTTCCTTTATCCACTCGCGTTTCCAGAATGGCCGCACATACGGCTGGCCGCCTGGCTGTTCAATTGTGAATTTTTTAAGCTGTGCTGGTGTGGGCTTCAGTGCCTGCGCCAGCGCCTGCCAGTTGGTAACCTGGCGCACCCCTGGGCGCACCCAGGCCAGTGTGCCGAAAATTCCCTGGGCTTTATCCGCGCTCTGAAGTATGGCGGCCAGCCTATTGCGCACCAGCATTTCCGCTTCCTCTGCGCGCTGCCGGGCCAGCTGGGCCTGGCGATATTCCAAAGCAATTGCATTAATTGCCTTGGTGGCCTGCAATACTCTGCCGGTGCCGTTTGCATATTTTTTTGCAAGGTATGGCTGCCACCCGGCGCTGGCATCAATTTCTGGCGGCACCTTTTTCAATATGTGATTATTCCAGAATCTGGTGGCCACGTTTATGATTTCAGATTCCAGCGATTTATTGCGGGCAATGCGATATAGGGCCAGGTTTCCTGAAATTTTAGGGCCTGCACCTATAATGGCGGCCAGATCCCAGCTGCCATAATCTGATACAGCCATATAGTGTGCGCATTGGGTTAAGTAATGCAGGGGCACCTGATCCGTCCCTTGCTCACCCCATTCATCAGCACCCCAGATTCCACTTGTTTTAAGTTCCAGGCCTTTTTCAAGTCCGGGCAGCAGTCCATCCATGGTGGCCAGCAGGAAGCTGTGCTGCTTGTGCCGCACAATTACCTGGGCATCACTGCCGGTGCCGAAAATTTGCACTCGATTTTTTGGAAAGGCCCGCGCTATTTCCACGCCGCGCAGCAGCGCCTTTGCCTGCAGCCCTTCGATTTCGCAATAAAGCCTAGCCATGCCCGTTTCCAGATAGTTGCCCCACCACATGGCCTGCGTTTGTTTTTTAGGATCTGCGGCCCCTATTTTTTCCAGGTATACATCCAGGGCAGTGCGCCATGGATTAATGCCCAGCAGCGCCGCAATATCCGTGCCTGTCATTCCTTTGCGCCGGGCCTGCAGCCACTTTTGCCTATCATGTTCACTTAGCATCATTCAAACTCATAGCCAGGGCCGTTTAATTTGCGCGCGCCCGCAATAATCAAATAGCAAAACGCTGAAGCCAGAATATAAAGCCCTACAAAAATTGATAAATACATGGTGCACCCCTGGGTTAAATGCGTGCGTTTTTTTGTTCGCTGTATACTTCCCCTCTGATATCTGCCATGGTTAGCGGCCCTATTTTGTGCGGGTATTCATGTGAAAGCCTAACAATTAGCAGCGCTTTTTCCAGTGATGGCCGCCCGCCATTCATCAGCTGGCCCACCCTGCCTTTTGCCATTCCCAGCTTTGCCATAAGCGCGCGCTTTCCTATCTTGTCCATCCATTCATAAAAGCGCTTTGAAGGCTCACCCAAATCACTTTTTATTATGGTCATTTCATGCACTGAAATTTTCCAGCCAAAGTCTGCCATGGTTAGCGGCCCTATTTTGTGCGGAAAATGTTGTGATAGCGCCACAATCTGCATGGCATCCACCTGGCGCGGCACTCTGTGGCAGTTTCCTGGTGATATCCAAGAATAAATCAGCGTTTTATTTTTCTCCAAACTATTGGCAAGCCTGGAAGGCCCAAAGGCCCTAACCCATTTTTTGAATCTATCGGAAACGCAAGGCCTTTCAATTTTGGCCTTTGGCCATGTTTTCATATGTAACCCCCGGAAAGCCAGCAGGCGCTGGCAGTGGCTGATATTTTTCATTTATTTATTTTCATAAACTCTGCTTTTTTGCGCGGGCTCACCAGGGCAGAATTTATGAAAACAATCTAATTTAAGAAAAGCTTATTTTCAAACTGAAAAAACAAAAATGGCTGCTGGTATAGTGAAATTTTTTTGCTAATTGCCAGGAAGGCCCACTGCGGAGTATTCTTTTTCCACGGCAATGGGCTTGCCGTTCTTGCTTTTCCCCTGCAGGGCCAGTGCATACCAGGTGCGCTGGCCCTGTTCTTATTTATGGCAGCAGCGCCCGCAGGCGCACCCCAGATTCCAGCACCATAGTGCAAGCCAGAAGCACATTACCCTGGCCGCCATATACTTCAGAAAGCCTGTCAATTTGCGCAATCGTTCTAGGCGGCAGCTTATAAGACATGGGCACTTTTTCATCATACTGGGTTTCATTCAGCTGCAGCGGGCTTTCCAGGCGGCAGAGTATTTCCGCGCCGGTCTGAATTGCACTGCGCTGTGATAGGAAAATGGCACCCAGCGCTTTAATATCGCGCACCACTTTTGCGGCCAGTTTATAGCCCTTTGCTTTTGTGGCTTTATCTTCTGCGGATTCCTGAAGCGGCCCGGCTTCCGGCTGCTGCAGCGCCACGCGGTTTTTATCCCAGTATTCTGATAGCTTATCAATTCTGCGCTTTATTCCTATTCCGCCAGCTGCGTTTGATTCCTGAATTATCCTGTGCACGCTGCTTTTCCCCAGCCCGGTGCGCGTTGCGATCTGGCGCACAGATAGATTTTTCATATGTAAAGCAATAACATGGGCCTTAATCTCGATGGAAGCGCCGCTGCGGCCCGGCTGCTTTTTGTTTTTCTTGTCAAATTTCATAATTTTATTTTTCCTTTTTTAATACAGCCTGCAGGTAATCTATAACCCAGGGGTGCACCGTGTCAAACAAAAAGGGCCGCAGGATCTGCCAGCGATCACTGCGGCCCAGGGGTGCACCAGGCTGCGGCCACTTATTTTGTGGCGGCAGCCCTTTGATAATCTTCATGGAAGTACCCTATAGAATAATGCAGAGAATCCAGCGCCCGGCAGCGGGCCATTTCATCCTGGCGCTTTGCCTTTAAATTAATAGCATCCTCCAGGCACAGCCTGGCGCTGCTTGCCATTTCGCCTTCGCTGGCGTGCTTTTTCGCCAGTTCAATAACTGCGGAAAGTTCCATTATCATGGTTAAAACCTCCAGTGTGTTTAAACATACCCATATTATCGGCATATTTTCCAAGGGCATTAGAATTATTTTTCATGCACCAGGCGGCCCGGCATTAGGCCTGGGCTTCCTGCAAATTATTAATTGATTCCTCCAGCCCCTGGCTGGCGCTTTCCAGCTGTTCTGCAGCTTCCTGCATGGCCTGGCCACGCTCTGCAGCCTGCAGGCCTTCCGGCAGGTTTTCCAGGGCTTCCACTTCAGCTTCCTGCAGCATTAAAACATCTGCCTGGATATCCTCCAGTTTTGCGATTATTTCTGCAATTTGTTTCCGGCGCTTTGCGTTCATTGCTTAATCCTCCAAAGGCCCGCCGCCAGGCGGCAGCGGGCCGGGTTATTTATGCCGCCTGGTTTTCTTTCTTTCCATCCACTTCCATTTCCTGGCCAAAATGATTGCAGTTTGAATCCGGGCAGGTAGGCACTGCAATTTCCAACCACATGGCAGTTGTTCGCACCGTGTAGCCACATTCCGGGCAGCAGGCCTTTAACATCCTGGTGCCTTGTTTTTTCGGGCCGGTGCTGGTGCCTGCTGCAAACTGCATGGCCGCGTGCGGATATGCGCCCACCTGGCCTTCAATTTTTACCCAGCGATCTGCGAAAACCGCGCCGGGCTGCGTGGCTGTCATTTTTCCTTCAAGGCCCAGGGAATGTGCCACGCGGGCAAAAACCTTGCCGTGCCCTTTATCCAGGCCCACTGCTGCATGCGTTAATTCATGGGCCACGATAGCGGCCACTTGCATGGGCTCTGCCTGGTTAGGATGCACAAAAATTTCATGGGTGCCATCGTTACTGGCAGCGGGTGCCCAGCATACGCCGATGGCATTCTTTTTTTTGCTGCCAGTGAAACCGCAGCTTATACGGTATTTCGGCAAGTTGTAGCCTATTTCATTGAATAATGGCCGCATTGCTTCAGCTACTTTTACCAGCCAGGCTTCCCTTATCGCATCACGTTTGATATTTTTTTCTGCCATTTTTATTTCCTCCATGCTCTCCATATCGTTTAAACGCGCCGATACTTTAGGAAAAAAATCATTTTTTATAAAAAAAATGGGGTGCCTTTTTGGGGCACCCCTGGGTTTTTGGTGATGGCGGCCCAGCTTCACATAAGCTGGCAGTATTCCCTGGCGGCCTGGCGATCTGCCACCAGGCCGCCTGCCTGGATATCAAGGTGCTGCGCTGATATATGCAGGCGCTTGCCCGGCAGCAGCTTTCTGAATTCTATTTCTGCCAGGCGCAGCGCCTTGCCGGATGCTGGATTAATGCTGCTGCCGATCACTTGAAAATTAAATCTCCGATCATAGCGCCCGTTGTTTATCGTAACAATGCCGTGAAAATATTTCATGCCTGTATCCTCCAAAAAGCGGGCCAGGTTTCCCTGGCCCTTTTCTCTTATAGCCTGGTATAAAGTCCGGTTTCACGTTCAAAAAGACTGCAAAGGCCATCAAAATATATTCCATCATGGCTGGCCAGCGTTTGCACTTTTCCGCCGCGCACTTTCAAAAATTCCACCTGGTACAAGTCAGAAGGCTGCAGGGTAATGCGCACATGGCTAACCATTTTTGCATTGCGCATGATTTTAAAAGTTAATGAATCCGCGCTGCCCAGCATATTGTGTGCGCCTGTCATTGCAATAAATTGCTTGCCGCCTAATTGCGCCAGGATTGTTTCCGCCACTTGCTTTTCCGCCATTTTCATTTCCTCCATGCTTTCCTTATCGTTTAAACGCGCTGATACTTTAGCGGAAAAATCATTTTTTTATAAAAAAAATGGGGTGCCTTTTTGGGGCACCCCTGGGTTAATTCAGCAATGAAAATTAAAATAGGCTTTTCTGCGCTGCCGCCTGGCCCACTTCAAAATCAAAGGTGCACCCAGGGTGCTGCGTGCTCCACTTTTCCATCCACTGCTGGGCCATTTTTCTGGTGTTATCTCTGGCGCTTGCCAGGCCTGCGCCATGATTTTTTCCGCCGCAAATGCAATCACATTCCTTTTGTTTTGCCAGGTAGCAGCGCGCATCGCAGCGGCCCTGGCATCCATCGGAATTATAAACGGCAATCAATGTGGCCATTCAGCGTTCCTCATAATCCGGGCAGCATGTGCTGGGGTGCGGGCCGCCGCAATAATAGCAGCCTTCCGGGTGCACCCCTGTGATTTCCTCTGCTTCGCGCTGCAGGTGCCGCTGCAGGAATCCATCACCAGCCTGCCGGGCAGTGCCCAGCGCAGCCTGGGGTTTTTCTTCTGGCGGCAGTATCTGCGCACTTAATAGGGTGCCGGTGCCGCTTGTGCTGTTTACTGCTTCGCAAATAGCCTGGCGCAGATCCGCCCAGGCCAGGTGCCCTGGATAGATTGCCACGGCCTGGCCGCTTTCATCCTTCATCAGGATCTGCGCGGCCATCACCTTTTCAATGGGATAAGCCTTTATAGTTTCCACACCCTGCGGCCCGGCTTCCTTCCTGCGTGAATATCGCTGCACATTCACCACTACCTGGCCGGATTCATCAGCAATGATGCGCTGATAGCATCCTGTGCGGCATTCCCTAATCACCTTTTCCCCGTTCAAAAGCATATGCCACCTTTCCCTTATCTGCCCAGCACGCGCTGGGCCTTTTTAATTGAAAAGTAAATTTTAAGAACTGCCCCTGCAATCACTAAAACTGTCAAAAATTCGATCATATTAACCCCCTTTTAGTGTCCTTTTCGGCATACCTCTGGGAATACTTTAGCACTTTTTTTGCCCGGCGCTTTATTTTTTCCCTAAAGCCCAGGCACCAGGTGCCGATAAGGCAGCCTGAAAGGGGTTAATTATGACAAATGAACAGAAACAAGAAAACAGGCTGGTTATGAAGCTGCAGGCAGCCCTGGCTGCTGCCGATGATAGGCTTAGTGAATTGCTGGCCACGCCAGAAAATGATGCTGTGGTGCTATTGCTGCGCGCGGCCATTCTGGATGCTGAAAGCTTTTTCCCGCCCTCCGATTATACAGGCCGCAGCCTGGCTGAAATGGAAAAGGCCGCCTGCTAGGCGGCCCAGGGGTTTTAAAGGGCATGGCGGCCTTCCTATGGCTTCTGGCCGCCTTCCAGTTTTTCCTTTGCTTCCTTCACTTGATAGATGGCATCCATTATTTTAGGCAGGGTATTAACTCCATAAAGCGCGCCCACCAAAATTGCCACCATTTCCGTGCGCTCTGGTATTGCTTTATTATGAAGCGCCACAGCGCACCAGGTCAAAATCACAATCAGGCTGCCATATCTGGCCCAGCTGGCCTGGCCGTTATCCCGCAGCACGTTGCGCAATTCCAGAATAATGGCTTTAAGCATTGCTTTCATTAATTGCGCCCTCCAGCTTTGCGCACAGTATGAGAAAATCAGCCAGGCCATTAGTGCCGCCATTTACAATTTTGCGCACTTTGGCCCATTCGTGCATCCGGGCCGCCCGATAGCACCCGCGTTTATAAAAATAATCAGCAAATAAACTGGCCGCAATTGCTGGCTGGCAGGCTTTGTCCGGGTCTGCATCATCACTAGGGTCTGCAGGATCGTCCACCAGATCCACGCCCAGGGAATTGCTGGCCGTGGAATAATTCGCCGCGCCGGTTAGCTGAATGAAACCACGCCCGGCATATTTCCAGGCATCTTCTGCGCTGCGGTTTCCCAGGGCAATGCGCACCCGTTCATTATCAAAATAATGTTTTATAAAATAGGCCTTGTCTCCATATTCGTGCACGGGCTTGAAAGTGTAGGCCGTTTCAATTGCCACAGTGGCCAGGGCTGCTATAGCTACCTCATTGCAATAGCCCGGCATAGCTGCCAGGCATCCTTCGATCAGTGGCCAATTAGCTGCCACTGCTGCAATATTTTTGCAGCCCAGCAGGGCCGCTATTTTCTCCGGTTTAAGTGGAAACGCCATATTATTTGCCCTCCATTTCTCCATTCATACAGCGCAGCGCCCTAATATCCATGGTGATTTGATCCAAGCGGCTGCGCACTTCGCCATATTGTGAATTAACCTGCTGTAAAATCATTGAATCGCCCTTATCTGCCCGCGCTTCCACTTCCATTGCCTTTGCCACGGCGCGCGCTTCCACATCCCTTATATGGCTGCGCATTCTTTCTTCCTGGGCCTCAGCAGCGCTTGATAGTCGGTTTTCCATTTCTATCCTTGATGAAACCTGCCGGGCTTCAGAATCCTTTATGGCGGCCATCAAATCCCTGTTATTTTTTTCGGCCAGGGCCTGCGCCGCCTTAATGTCTTTGTTGAGTCCTGAAAAAATGTAGCCCACCACAGCAATGCCTATCGGCACCAAAATTGCCACGGCCAGTGCTAAAATTGTTGCCAGTTCCACATGATTTGCAGCTTGGTTCATTCCTATATCCTCCCGATATTCAGATTATCACCCAGGCCCACAGCGCTGCGGCTATCTTTTTATTTAAGACATTTTGAACTGATCCGTGGTGCGCGCCGGGCCTTCCACTTCAGAAAATACTGGCGTTATTCTTAACTTAATCCACTGGCCCGCGCCGCCATCTGAAGTGCATTGCGCCAGCGTGTATAAATAGCTGGTGCCCGTCAAACCAGTTGTGGTGCGCACCACGGCATCATTAATCAGCACTTCCACCTTATAGCTGCCTAAAACGCCAGCAGCCACGCTGGCGGCATCCTGGTGCACTATTTCACGCGCGCTCTGTGCATACTTGTTTCTGTGCGCCCAGGTCAAAGTTACATCGCCGGAAAATGTGGTGCCATCGGGCCAGTATTCGCCATTCACCTGCACCTTTCCAGGCGGATAGGGTTTTGCGGCCCTGGTGCCTGGCGTGAAAGTTATCTGGCTGGCGCTGGCTATCGGCAGCACTTTCCTGCTGGTATATGGCAAAAGCTTTAAATACATAATTGCACCCCGTTAAATATATCCAAAAAAATCACCCCAGGCTGAAGTGGGCACCATTGAAGGAAGCGCCGGGCCTACATAGACAATTGCAGGTGCCAGTCCTGGGCCGTGGCAGGTATTCAAAAAAATAACATCAGGCGTGGCTGGCGTATAGTTTTCATGCTCGGTGCCAAAGGCCACATCTTTCATGGGCTTATATTGCGGCAGTGTGTCTGGCGTGTAACCTTCAGCGCCTTTTTCGTATAAATTCCAGAAAGCCATATTTCACCCTATGCAATTCTCACCATAATAACCCAGCTGCAATTATTAGTTGAAAGCCCGAAAACTGGCATGAAAGTTCCAAGCACTTCCCCTTCATCAATTGGCACCTGCACTGGTGAATTAAAAACCCTGAAATTTAAGCCCAGGGCAATAACATTGTAAAGTCTGCCACCATAATAAAGGGTTCCACCCAGGCTATCTTTCACGCAATGCTCAATAGGATAGTAAAGATATCTGCCGCTGCGCGTTTGCCCTGGAAACACGTTTGCATCCTGGTGTGGAGCGTTTGCCGTTGTGGATGAATAAGGCGTGCTGCCGTTCCTTGTCATCAAATATACATAACTGTTATCAGTAGCTGTGCCTGCATCATTTCTGAATCCATGCACATAAGTATAAACTGCAAGGCCCAATGGAAAAGGCACCAGGCTGAAAATGCCACCCATAACCGTTTCCGCACTCTGTGTGGGCTCGTACCAGCAGTCAATAATAAAACTGTAAGGGGTTGAATATATGTTTACGGTGGCCCCATTTGTATTAATGTTCGCGCGCTTGCTGCCGCAGGTTGAATTATTCTGATTAAACATTTGCACCTGCAAAATATTTGCTGCAGGGCTTGTGAATTGCGCATAAGAAATGCGGCCATCAGCGCTATTAATTTTCCACTTATTGCTGCCCTGATCCGTCCATCCCAGAGCTGATAATTCTGATCCAATATTTGCCAAAATATTGGCTGTGTTTGTCACGCCGGTAAGTTTCAAATATCTAAAGCTTTGATTCAGATAGCTAGGGATTGACATTTTCTGCCCTCGTAAAAACTCTCAGATATCCCGTATTGCTTGTTTTAATGTTAGTGGCGCGAAAGCTTCCCGTCACGCCAGGCCCCATGGGTGCCGTTACTATTTGCCCATATGCATAACTGTCTGGTGCCCACATAACGCAAGGGAAATGGCCCCAGTACGTATAGGGTGAGGAATATTTGCAAATCATAATGGGAGAGAATAAGGGGCAGTTTGATTGATACTGATACATGGATTGCTTGTATATTGACTGTGCCCTGGTAGATGTTGAGTAAGAACTATCGCCGCTATCCCTTGCAAACCATGATCCCAAATAATTAGCATTTCCAGATAATGTGCCAGTGTCACCGCGCGGGCCGTTGCTGCAGATAAATGGCTGAAAAATAGAATCACTGCTTTCTGGCCAAAGCTCGACGCGAAAACAGAACATGGTTTCAGGGGTTGCCCTGGCCGTTTCTATCCAGAATAAGTCTGGTGAAATGTGGATAAAAACATTTGTCCCGCCTGCATCAATATCTATCGTGCTCGACGTTTGATTATTTATCAGGTAAGTGCCCGCGCCTTTATCATAAAAATAAGCCTTCAGGCGCGTGGCGGATATTCTTGAAAGCGTAATTTCCAGATATCTGCCATCTAATCCATTCACAGGCGTGCGCCATGGGCCGGTGCCCACTCCGCTGGTATCAGTCCACCCGCAGGCCACCAGCGCTGTGTTTGCAGCGCTGATTATATTGGCCACATCGGTGCACCCTGAAAGCATGGTATACCTTTGAATTTTCGTGAACATGGCGCCGGTTTCTGGCATCACTAACCCCTTATGAAGTCTGGGCCTTTACATTTAAAAGCAGCCCGGTTAAATAGAAAATATCTTCAGTTGAATTATAAAGCATCTGCACCACGTCAATAGCTGCAGGGTATGCAGTCAGGGCCACATTAGGCACGTTTGCAGGCCTCTTAATCTTAGTGTCAAAGGTTATTTTCCTGCCGCCTGTGCCATCCTGCTTAAACTCGAAGCGCAGCAGCTGGCCATCCTTCGCGCCAGTTGGATTGCCCAGCATTCTATCGCCGCCCAAAGTAACCCGGAAAAGGTTTCCTTTTGTCGCATCCACTGCAATGGTGGCTGCATCCGTCAGATTGAAAACTGCACTGGCAATATTTCCCTGAAAATTTCCATCTGCACCCAGGTATTTGCTGGCAGGTTTTCCAGTGGGCAGCGCCAGCACTCCGGGCTTATTTTCATCCATGGCAGTTATATGTGCGCTGCGCTTTTCCGGGCTGCCGCCATCGCCTTTGAAAACTACATTTGCCGCGCCAGTGGGCGCTGCTGGTGTTTTATTGCTCCAATAATACATAGTGCACCCCTAATCATTAAGCAGCACTGAATCATCACCCGTGTCTATGATTTCGTGCCCTTCGTAATCGCCCACAGCATCCTGGCCATTGTGGCTGATGAAATAAACGCGCGCGCCTGCGGAATGATCCTGCGGAAAAGTATCATAAACGCCGCGCACAATGCCCTTTATTGTAAAGCTGCCATCACCATTATCATCAATGCTCTGCCAGGCGCATATTTCCCCATTATCGGCAAATAGCAAAAGGTTTTCACCCCTATCGCGGCCCACTTCATCAGTGGTGAATATTTCATCCAGATCCACGCCGGATATGGTGAAACCCGCAGTATCTAATGCTGCAGTTTTTCTGCTATAGCTGGCAGCCAGCACGCCGCTGGGTGTGAAGTATCCTACATCATTCATTTGCCGGTAATCGTCCGGGCTGCTTTCCTTCGCCATCACCAGAAAGCCCTTGCTAACATAATCGCCACGGGCCGCAGCAATCAGCATGCGTGGCGCGCCGATGCCATCCAGCAGCTGGTGTGGCGCTTCATATACAGTGGCAGCAGCCACTGGCAGAGGGTCGCTGATAGGATCTGTCCACCCGCTGCCGCCTGGCGGATTATAGGCAGTATAATTTGCCTTGAAAATATCCTCACAGATTTCAATTTCCATCATGCCATCCTTCAGATTTCCATAATTAATGGCAGTGGCACGCACTGGCATGCCATCCACACCCAGTGGCGGCCAGGTAAGTTTAAACGCGCTGCCCATGCGCAGCGCCCAGGCTTTCCTGTTCACTTTAATGCGCCCTTTACCGATTGGATAGCTACTTGCGCGCAATTCCCTATTGCAAGCTTTTTGGGCCGCTGCAGCATTGGTGAATCCAGAAAAATCAAAGGTTTTGCTTTCCAGTTCACCATTTCTGATGGAAAAATTAGCGCTTTCCTGCGCCTGCACAGTTGCGGTTTTCCAGTTTTGGCGGCTCGTATAAGTCACCTTAACCTGGTTAATAGTATCCTCCCAGCTGCCGCGCGAAAATTCGCACTCCGCAATATCATCCTGGTTAAGTTCTAGCAAATCACCTTCATCATAATCTGGCCTGGCAAGCTTCAAAGTCCATAGGCCTGTGCTTGGATCTTGAAAGCAAACGCCATCAATGTGCTGCAATATCAATTCAATAATTTTATCGGCATCCTTTGGTGTATCTAAAAGCATGCTGATGCCAAATTCTTCATTGGCCAGGGTAACCCCTGCCTGATAAAAGCTTGCCAGGTCGATGCGCTCTGCAGGAAAACCTAGCGCCCATATTTTTGAAGTAAGGCATTCATAAATTATTTCGGCTGGGTTTGCATCGCCGTTTATGTTTGATTCATCGGCAGCCAGGCCCAGATTTGCCGGGCAGCGCCGCAAAACAAAAGCCAAATTTTTTATATACTGCGTGGTGCCTAAATACCACGTTTTGCACACCAGGTGGCATATGCGCCGATAGGCCGGGTATGTTATGGCAAGCTCATTGCTCATGTATGCATCACTTTGTTGCGCCTGGTTTCCAGGGTAGAAAGTGGCATTTCCAGATATTCCGCCTTCCCTATCATCGCCGCCAAAAATATCAGGTGAATTCACATAAAGGCTAACCGTGCCATCAGCATTAGTCACTGGCGCAGGTGAATATTTGATACCAAACCATCTATTGCCCGGCAGCTGGCTGCCGCCTGCCCAGTCTAGTGCCTTGTAATCTTCACCAGTGCCCGCCAGGATTTCCACCAGTTCATCCACAGGCCCATGGCAAAGGGCCAAATCCATGCCTAAATAATATTTGTATCCTGCGGTATAGGTTGCCCCGAATGAAAAAATGCCTTTGCTTTTCTTTATCGGCTGGCACTTATAATGCCCATACCAAACCACGTTTGGTGATTTCAAGCAGCAGGTGCCCCAGAATACTGGCACGCTGCGGCCATCCTGCGCAGTGGGCACCTGCAAATCACCCAGCGCGCTGGCTTTTGCATTCGGCACTTTTGCCAGAATGCCTGATAGCACCGTGGTTCCTACATAAATCAGCGCTAGTACCCACCAATACATAGGCCTACTCCAATCCACTGGAAAACGGGTTTTTTTCTGGAATCCATTGGAATCCATTAAAGTTTGCCCCGTTGTTAAATTTCGGCACACATCCCTGCGCGCCATCATAAGTGCGATCACATCCAGCGTATACTGTAACCTCATCGCCCACTTGCAGGCCGCCCATGGGGTTAATCAAAACAATCTGGCTGCCGGTATGACTAAAAATCATTCGCCTTGAAAACTCTTTTTGCAGGAATCCAAGATTAAACCAGCCATTAGCCTTTGAACTGCAGGCGCTGATAGTCACTGTAATGCCATCTGTGGAAATGTCTGAAACCGTGCCGGTTATTTTCCAGAATGCATTCACAATTCCGCAGCCCGCATCAAATAGAATGTGGTTGCATTGTCTTTGATACAGCGCTGTGCACAGTGCCCGCCGCAGCACTTCAGTATCCGGCGCGCACTCCAGTTCACATTCATCATCGGTATTAAAGCGGGCCAGCAGCACGCGGCCCGTGAATGCCACTTTCATTTCACTTTCAGATTCACCATAGTGGCCCCTGTATATCAAAAGGCTTAATGGGGTGCTGGGAATGAATGAAACAAAAAGCTGGGCAATAGAATTATCTGCCGGAATTGTCACAGTAATATGGCCGCCTTTCACTTCCTGGCTGGCCGTTGTATTTGTTCTGCCGATTATTTCAGGGATAAATTTTGCACCCTGAAAGGTTATTTCTTCCGGGCCGCTGGTATACCTCCAGGTGGCTTCTGAAGTGGCAAAAAGATAAAGTTCATAAGGCTGCCCGCTTTCCAGGCTGCTTTCCTTAGCATCAAAAGTCATGCTGTAACCTCCAGGGGTAATTCAATTAAATCCAGCACCACTTCCGCCACGTCCCTTGCGTGCCAGTTTAACTCTGGCTCATCATTGGCCAGGCGCACCCGGTTAAGAAATGAAACCATGGTGCTGCCGGGCAAAATATCTTCAGTGGCACTCAGTTCACTATCTAGGGTTAGGGTTTCAATATTTCCGCCATCGCTGCTTGAAACCACTTTTCTATAAAATACTCTGCCGGTGCCATCTAGCATTCTAATGGCCAAATATCTGCGCGCAGGCTGGGAATATTGGAAAGCAGTATAGCCACTTTTTTCTATCACTAAAGTGGGCTCACCTGCTGAAGTGGTATTTATTTGCACCAGGTCATTCTGCCAGCTGGGCATCCAGAATGATTTCTGCTGCCCTTTGCGCAGCGCCAGCCAGGCGCGATAATTGGCAATTTCTGCCCGGCTTTGCAGTGTCAGCAAATAGCCTTGCACCTGGCCCACTGTCACGCCACTGCGGTTAATCTGGCGCTGCCCACCTGTTGAAAAATCCATCAGCCTGGTGATAGCGGCATAGCTGTGCGCGCGATCATTCACCAGGTTAGGCTGCCATGGCAAAACATCATACCCATAAACCAGGGCAGGCGCTGCTGCAGTTACATCTGGCGCTGGATCACATTGAAAAGCCAGATTGCAATCAAAAATGCTGGATGAAAGCCTGGCCAGGCTTGTTTCGCCATCAATAATGCCGGTTAAGCCAGGTATGCAATAGGTTTTTTGGTCTGCAGCCCAGCTTGCATTTATCGGCGCGGTCAAAAGTATTCTGTCATTTTCCACGCTGGAAATGCTGGCAGCTTCAGTGGTGAAAAAATCGCGCCAGATAATTATCACGCCGCCTGCCCGGAATTTTGTTTGCTGCGTGTCACAATAAACAATTGTGCCGCCTGCCGATAAATTCTGCAGCAGTAGCCTGGAATCTGGCCAGAATGGCACGCAATATATACGCCCGGCATTTCCATAAAGCATAGCTTCCATGGCCGCCGCCTGGCGCTTATCAGTTGGCAATATTGCAATATCAAGGCGCGTGCGCGGAATTCTCCGCAGGCTGAAGCGCTGCTCTTTTCCTGAATAGCCCGCCATAATGTTTGTTAGGTATTGGGTTTTTTCTTTTACTGCTTCACCCCAGTCTGGCATGGCTGGCACAACAATAACGCGCATGCCCTGCACCGTTTCATCTGTGCCAGTTTCATCATTCACCTGCCATCTGGCTGTGGCTGCTATTGTCACATCTCCATCACGCGGCACTGCAGCATAATAGTTCCTGCTGTGCTGCGGGCCGATATCATGGGGCAGCCCGTGCGGGTTTGATACTTCCAGATTTCCACTACCTAAAATTAAAATATCTGATACTGTGCGCAGCTTATCCCTGTGCGTGTTCCATACGTTTATAATCCATTCCACCCTATTCAAAACAAAGCCCAGATTTTTCTTTCTGGGTGTGACAATTATCTTGTCTAGTATTTCCTCGAAGCATCCCAGCACATTGCCGGATAGCTGGCGGCCCGGCTCCGGGCTCACCAGCGCATCATAATCAAGGTTAATAGGATTGCCCGCCATAGAATCCGGCGCGGTTATTCCGCGCACCGTCCACAGATCCCGCGCGCAGTCTGCCGTTAAATTTGGCACTGCCACATAGGAAGTGGTGCCCAGAAATATTTCGCCCGCGTATTCCATCACGCCACCTTTTTCACTGCAAAATTCTGAAAAAGTTTATAAATATCCGCGCCCAGGGTTACTTCATCGCCTGCCAGATATCCATTTCCCACTGCCTTGGTGCGAAAAACTGAAGGCGCAGTGCCAATTAGACACGGGCCGCCCTCATCTTTTTCTGCATATATTCTTATGGGCAGCAGCACTGCTTGCGTGTTTACGCTTGAAACCGTGAAAGCATCCAGTGCTGTGGTGTGCGGTATGGTGCCGGGCAAATCGCGCAGCCCTTTGTGGCTGGAATGGCCCTGCTTTCCTGTCCATCCCACCCTATCATAGGAAGTATTAGGCCCTATGCTCACCCATTTATCCGTGAATGCATCCACATCAATGCGTACAAAGGCTGCATTAACATAGCTGTTTTGCTCTGGCAGCCCATAGGCAAATGGCGCATACATGTTGGTATCATCTTCCACTGGATATTCCGCAGTTTCGCCGCCTGATATCTGGCCCCAAAAATATTGGCCACCAGTCCAATTTCCGCCATTTTTTGTGAGAGAAAAACCAAACCCCAGGGCATGGAATATTCCGGCGCTGCGTTCCACAATCACCACATAATTATCATTTCCATCATTGAAAAAATGATAGGCAAAGTTTGCAGCCACATTCACAACAATGGCCGCGCCGCACACTCTGCCATCACTTGCACCCAGGGGTGCGCCGCTTAGATTGTTGTACCAGCTGCCGCCGCTGCCTGCTTCAAAACCACTGCTTAAATACATGGCCAGCGTTGGCACATTACAGGCCAGCAGATAGTGCCCGTTAAATGGGTCACCAGTCTGAATAGTTCTGAAATGGGCATAAATGCCGCCCTTATGCAGGTGGCATCGCCACCCGGTGCCGCTGGCTTGTGATGCATCCACAGTCCAGCCTTGTGTTACCAGCCAGGCTGCCAGCTGTTGAATCAAATCAGTTTGTGAAGT